CGGAGGGTTCCTTCCATCTGACAGTTGCCTGACAGACGTCGCGCAATTTTCCGACTAGCCTATTATTCCCCGGCTAGCCCCTACGGTACACTCTCCCTTTTATAGGTGAGCGACCGTACCACAAAATGGGATATGTGCAGAGATTTGGATTCATGGAGAAAGCCTCCGTGATAATGTTAGGTAATGACCAAAATCCTTTCAGTCCTTATTTCTAAGGTCTTGCAGGAAATATTGGATAAGGTAAAGCACCTTGTTCACTATTGAAAGAAGACCGACTATGGGTTGCACAGCCGGACTAGGTTCCCCAGAAATGGGAATAAACCAGTTCTTAGTATCTATTGGTAAAGCACCATAGTACAGGTCGTTTGCCTGCCTCTTACGAGGAGCGTGAGCACTTTCAACTACCATAATAAATATAATATGATTGTATTCAGTAACTCACATTTAGCATTTCCCTTACCGTGCTCCCGTCTTTGTTCTGTGGTGGTAGATATCGGATTAAACCGGTGTCCTGCCAGCAGACCTTTCACAACAACGGCGGCACTAGGTGTGCCAAACCTTCGTCATCCCCTCATATGGAGGGTAGATTGGACTATAGTCCTTTCTGGTCAGTTCGCTGTTCAGAACCCGGAAGATTTAAATTCTATCCTTTATCTTACAAAGAAGGAGTTTCTTAAGTTAACCGGCATCGTTATGTCTAATGATGGGAAACTAACTGTTCTAGCTAGCCCCTATGACACTAAACCTAAAGATGAAGCGATCGAAGCACCGAAACCTGAAAATTCCCCCCCACACTTGGGGGTAGGCCATGCCGTATTCTGGCGTGGGATGCTAAGTAGAATTACTCGTAGTTATAGAGCTTTCCTCAACAGCGGTTCTAAGATGTTCGACACCTCCAAGTTACCTAGGTTACTTGGGGGGTTGGTCAAGAGGTGGTCATTGGCAGTTGGCCAATGGTCCGGCCTCCCAACAACTACCCGTGGCTGGTTTTCTGATATCCTTTCTGTAATTCCTCACCTGCATACTGTGCTTAAGGCACAAGGTACACGTGGTCTGGTTTTACGTCTTAAGAATTCCATGTTACTTATCCAACAGTATGTCGCAGGCGATCCTTCGCATGGGCATAGGTTTGGCCACCCTGTTCGTACTACTCATGGTTTACCTCGGTGGTTACCCTTACATTCTCGCTCTGCCATTCGGCAGGGTTCGAAGAGGGTACTCCGGTTCTGGCTCAGCATCCTCTATATTTACAAGGTTATTGAAATGCCTTATAATCTAGCTGATGCTGTTAAGACCATATTGACCCCTGCTTTGGTGGAAACACCTAAAGTTAGGAGCCTTATGGATTCTTATGCCGAGTTTCTCCGGACTGTATTTGTCCCTGAGATACTCGGAGGGCCACTTCCGTTACCGAAACATGAGGAAGGGCAATTCTTTACACCTGTCAGCGCGGGCCCAAATGGGGCTCCAGCTGTTAACAAGGTTGCAGAGGATGCGGCTGCTCTGACTGAGCAGCACCTTCTCAGTAAGAAAGAGAGTGACGGTGTTACGGCTCCTCAATCTATTATACAGAAGATCATCTCGTTGGCAATGTCATTCGACATACCACTAGAGGTCTACGATATAACTGATCTTGGAAACCGTACCATTGAGGCTCGGCGTGATGCCAGTGATCCTGGATATAAGGTGAAACCACCTAAGAGGTTACTACATTCTAGAGTTCATATTCTAGGAGAAGCCGCAGGGAAGTTACGCCCTGTGGCCATCTTTGATATATTCTCTCAGAGAGTGTTGAAACCCCTCCATGATTCACTGTTTACTGCCTTAAGGGGAATCCCCCAAGACGGTACTCACTCCCAAACCAACCTTATGTCCTGGCTTAAGAAGCAGGCTAATACTGTTTGGACTGGGTATACATGGTCTTCTCTAGATATCTCTGCCGCTACGGATTCGATTCCTGTACAGTTGTACAAGATACTTATTACAGCTGTATATGGAGGAGGGTCTAAAGCGATTGCTATTGCCGAGGAGGCAATTGACCTGATGGTCGATAGGGACTTCACTGTCACCTTCGATAAATCCACAGGAGCAAAAGAGTCTCTACTCACATCCGTTCCAGATACAGTGCGTTATGGTCGTGGGCAGCCGATGGGCTGCTTAGGATCGTTCGCATTATTGGCACTGTGGAATAATTCATGGGTTCAGTTCGCCGCTTGGATGGTTACCGGTAAGGTACATGCAAGCTATGGTGTGACCGGCGACGACGTCGTCATCGCCGAGTCTAATCCAGATACGCCAATAGGTAAGATGTACTTAGACTTATGCCAATGTTTCGGCATTCCTATATCACTTACTAAATCCTTTATCTCGTCACGTCTCTTCAACTTCTTATCACGTACGTGGTTTGAAGGAGAGGAGATATCCCCCACGTCGATTAAGGAAGACATTCACATTCGTGATAGTTCTTCCCGAGTTCAACGTGCCCTACGATTACTCGATAGGGATTGGTGGAGTGGTGATGGTAATGGATGGCTCGCGAAGGCCATGAAGTATTTCCTATATCCTTCAGAGTATCTTGTTGCGTGTTTATTCACAAAGCAAGGTAAGCTGAATGGATATGGGCTCCGTTCTGTGTTATCATTCTTGAGTCCAAGTAGCTCTATAACAAGAGCTTTTGGTTTGTCAAGTGTACCAGTTTTTGGGTGGCTGTCTGCTTTCGCAGGATCAACCGCCTTGCTGGCACGTGGTGACGCAGTCCGGAAAGACGCGGTTCTTCCTCCGCGGTTCCCGTCAACATCATCTTATGGTATTCTTCAAGAGCTGGCATCATTACTATTACGCCAGATATTGGAGAAATACCAGTGGAATGATGATGTATCAGGAAGTTACCTGGAGTTCTACGAGGGGCAGACGCCCGCCCTTAGAGAGCCAGGTTTGGGACGCTTGTTCCTTCCAAGTGAGTGGGATTTCCACTGTTACCACCTGGAAGATACTCGTTGGATTTACCCCGACATTACTGAAGGGTACACGAACGAGAAACTTTCACAAAAGCTCGGCGAGCTTTGGTGGAGACCAGAGAATATTGGTTCAGCGATTAGTCGCATGATCGTTTGGTTGCAGGAATTACCCACAGCCAGGGATTATACCGATATACAGTATTTTTCCCACCAGGCTACTTTATGGAATTCTACGCGTCAGCTTGGTGAACGTGAGTTCAACAAGAGTGAGCGAACTATTCTTAGCACCTTATACCTTTGCTCACAGTTTTGCCCCGAGGACGTTGACTTTGGACTTAGTCAAGGTTTTGTTAATTACCTTGAGCGTAAGTACTTAGACAAGTTCTTGGGTTATACGGTGGGGGATATACATTAAAGTTATCCGAATCCCAGTCCGGGAAGTTCTCTTATTCACTTCCAATTCAAAAGTGGAGAAAGGGGTCAAAGGGCCGCGATGAGTTATGCTTTTACTCGCGTAATAAAATACAAATAAAGTATCGTGGTGATCAAGTGATCTTGTCGCATTCAACCAGCACTCTGTG